CTTAATTCTCGCAGAATCTGAAAAATCGAGATTTTGATTTTTCAAACTGTAAAAAATTACAAAAAACGATAAAGAACGAAAAGAACCGGAACCGGACCGAAAAGACCAGGAGGAAGCCGAAAAGAAATGAAAAACACGCTATTTTTTGACGACAGCTTCACTCCGATCCTGATCGAGAACGAAGAGACCGACAGCGGCGAGCTTCAAAACGAAATATATCTCCAGTTCCGGACGTCGAGCTCGCAGAACCAGCGCCTGCACATTACGGTCCGCTATGCGGAATATGACGAGCAGCTGGAGCCGTCAACGGACTACAACTTCATGCTGGCCGGCGAATACTGGGCCGCAGGAGGCGTGACACTAATTCAGCTCCTGAATGACGACTTCCTGTCGCAGAACACACAGATCACATTCCCGGATATTATATCGACGGACGCGGCGCTGCTTGAAGATTCCGAGTTCGTAAACGCGTATTACATGCAGGGCAAGGAAGAGAAAGACGAAGAGCTGCGGCAGCAGGTAATCGTCTACACGAACGGCCGCGAGTACAACATCCAGCCGTCCGGTTATGACATGCAGAAAATCGCGGAGCTTGTTTTCTCAGCAGCCTTGCGAGGCACAAACGCGCTCCTGGTTATAACCGTTATTTTCACGGCCTCGGACATAGAAGACACCGGCGACGTCGAAATGCACTTCCGGGTGAACCGGGTGTTCGATGAAATGTATATCCCGATTCAGACGGTCCGAAACGGTAAGTATGTAATAACCGTGAACTACCCGATCATGAACATCGCCCAGGGCGACAGAAACCAGGTCGACATTTTCCTGATGACTTCCGCCGGAAATATCCGGATCGAGCAGGGCCGCTGCAAGGCGACCATCACGGCTTCTTCCATTTCCGTTTCGGAAGCATTCACGGGCGACCTCGAAGTCCTCGAGCTCCTGGCACCGGCGGACCTTGCGGAAAGCGCAATCACAATCGTCCCGATCCAAGAGACCTACAACGTCGAACCGAACAGCAACATCGCGACATTCACGGAAGCCGACGAGATCCCTACCATCTCGATCTTCACGCCGGCGCTGCAGCTTGAAACTCCGGTCGAGGGTGTTATCGTCGGCCGCCGCACGGTTCAGCTTTCCGTAACCGTTGACAATGCGGCATTCTACACAATACCGCAATATGTAAACGTCGGGAACTCCATCGGTCTCCGGACCGACTACACCTACGTCGGAACCGCCGGAGCCATAGACTCCGGATTCATGACAAGCGTCGACATTCCGCTTGACGAGTTCACAACCGTGACGGAGGTGACCGTTCAATGACAAAATATCTGATTGAAGACAGCGGCCAGCTCTACACCGTGCAGGCCGGCGCGCTGGTAACGATAAGCGGGAGCCTGTCCGCCGCATTGTTTCAAAGTGACGGGTTCGACGACCTGCAGAACATCGGATCGCTTTTAATGACATTGACCGCGCCGACCGTGCACGCCTGGAGCGACACGGAGCCGGTAAACGTTGAAGCCCGCGTGACGGCGGTTCCGCCGGCGCAGGACGTCATAACAAATGCCGAACCGCTGATCGACGTCGTGAACGTTTCGAGCGTTTCCGCAACATACACCGGAAGCCCGCTGTTTGCTTTCCAGGTAAACGGAGGGCAATGGCAGAAATACGACTCGGGCGCATGGACCGCAGCCGGCACGAACGACGGGAACACGGTTCCGGAGCTTCAGGCACTCGGATCCGCCGCATGGCTCGCGCTGTTACAAACGGCGACGACAATGCGCCTTCGCGTTTCATTCAACACAACAAGCGACACGCTGACGCAGATCGTGCTCGAGCTTGTAGAAGAGTAAAGGAGAAAACCAATGTTACACGGACATGCGAAGCTGGAGCTGACAAACGTTAAAACCGGAGAAAAGAAGGTCGTCGAGCACGACAACATGCTGACTGGATGGATCCGCGACATGTTTACGCCGAAGGGAGTCGGAGCCAGAAACCTGACAAACGCACATTACAATTATAACAACGTTTACACGCCGCAGACATTCAGCAAAACAAACCTCTTCGGCGGCGTTATCCTTTACGAAGACGAGCTGTCGAACAGCGCCGATGACTACAGCTTCCCGCCGGAAAACAAGATGACGGCGCACGGAGACGACACGTCCTATTCGGGAAGCGACCTGACCAAAGGCTCTTTTAACACGGAGCTGTCAAGCGAGAGCGCAACGGAAAAGGTCCTCGTCTGGGACTGGACGCAGGAGCGCGGAAACGGAACCATCGCGGCGCTCGGCCTTTGCAACAAGTGGGCCGGATCCGTCGGAGCAGGGCAGCCGACACCGGACGCCAACGTCTGCGCGCTTGATCTTTTTAACGACGCAGTCGTCGCAGGAACACAGTCCGGAGTTAACGAGCTCAAAATGACGAACGCCGTGTGGTTCAGCTTTACGGACTCCGTTCTTTATGTTTTGCGGAGCATGGCGTCGGGAGTTTTGACTATTGCCAAGATTCACATCCCATATTCCAAGTTCGACGCAATAATGCAGTCAGCGGCACCGGGAGGAAGCCGCGGAGGTTATGCATATTTTGACGTAAGCAAAGAAGAGACTTTTACCGTCGACATTTCCGCATATATCACAGGAAACGCGCTCCCGGCCTTTACGGCGAAAGACGGAGTTCTCTACATGTTGACAACCGGAAACTGGGCAAGCGGAAACAGAACGCTGGTCAAAGTCGACCTGAGCACCGGAACCGTGACAACGCAGACCGTCGCAAACAACACCGGGAAAACGCTTTATGTGAACAACACGGTCGGCAGCTGGGGGATCTACAGAAACGAGCTGTATTTCCAGACGAGCGACAGCCTGTTTGCATGGATCAACCTGCAGGACAACACGGACTGCGGAATCGTAAAGGACAGCACCGGAACAAATATTGCATACAGCGGATCCGGCGGCGGAATTAGATTTATTTCAGCGTTCGGAAGCTTGCATTTTTCATATTCGACACTACAAACAGCAAGCAATACAATCTGGACCGTATCGACAAAAGGCAGAGCAACAAAAAACGGGTGCGCCGGTCTATCAAGAGCTGTTTATCAATCAGCGAACCTGAACACAATCGTCGGTTTTGCACCGACAGACTTCACGGGAATTTCAATGTTCGTATACAACGACTTTTCCGGACAACGGTATTTAATCTCAATGTATAACTGGCTTGCGCTTTCCACGAAGCAGAACCTGGACAGCGCAGTCACGAAGACGAGCGACATGACCATGCGCCTGACATACACGATCAGAGAGGCGACCTGATGAACGAACGCGCAGCAAAACTTCTGGAAATAGCAAGAGCCGCAGGAGAAGAAGAGAAGGCGGCCGAGCTTGTGGAGGATATAGCATTCCTGGAGCAGCGGCTCCAGGAGCTGCGCCGCCTTCCGTTTCTGCGCATTGATCCGAACAACCCGGAGAGGCAGAAGCCGACACCGGCGTCGCGGCAATATAAGGAGCTGCTGCAGCAATATAACAACAGCCTGAAGCTGTTTTGCAAGATGTGCGGAGACTTAAAGGAAGATGAAGCAGAGAGCCCGCTGCGGGCATGGTTAAACGGGAGAAACAAGCGTGAAAGACTGGAATCCGGACAATAGCTTCCTGCTTCGCTACAAAGCGGAGATTGAAGAGGGAAAGATCATCGTCGGCCAGGACATGTATCAGGAGCTCCGGAACCTTGCGGAAGACATACGCGAGAATGACGAATGCGTATATAACACCGACGACGCAAACCTGCGAATGGACTTCATGGAGAACGTGATCCGGCTCACGAAAAGCCCGTTTTACGGAAAGCCATTGAAGCTCCTGCTGTGGCAGAAGGCGTTTATAGAAGCATTTTACAGCTTTAAGATGGCCCGGGAATGGAAAGAGGGCCGGAACATTGACCGCTTCAAGCGGGCGCTGCTCGAAATAGCACGAAAGAATGCAAAGAGCGAAATGTGCAGCGCGCTCGCAAACGCGGAGCTCATAGTCGGAGAGGCCGGCGCGGACATTGTCTGCAGCTCGAACGACGACAATCAGGCTTCGATCGTTTACGACGCAATCGACACCATGCGCGAGCTGTACGATCCGGAAGACCTGGACACCAAGAGAAACCAGCGCTTCATCCTGAACAAGGGAACCAACTCGAAAATATTTAAGCTCTCCGACCGGACGAGAAACAAAGAAGGCCGGAACATTGACTTCGCAATCGGCGACGAGGTGCACGAAATGAAGACGAACGTCATCATCAAGAGCATCGAACAGTCGCAGTCGATAAAAGAAAACCCGAAGCTGGTCCTGATCACGACGGAGGGCTTCATTCAAGAAGGCTTCCTCGACGAAGAGATCAAGAAGGCACGCGCCATTATACGCCGGGAAGACGACAGCCCAGCAGCTTTCCGCATGTTGCCCTGGCTGTATACGCAGGACAGCGAAGCGGAGGTCTTCACGGATCCGCGCAGCTGGTACAAAAGCAATCCGTCGCTGGGCGTAATCAAAAAGCTCGACTATCTGCAGGAACAGGTCGAGCTCGCGAAGGCAAGCAAGGCGGACCGGATTTTCGTCCTGACAAAGGACTTCAATATCAAGCAAAACGGAGCGCAGACATGGCTCGCGCCGGAGGATTATATCTACCCGGCAACGTTCGACCTGGAAGACCTGCGCGGCGGCTATGCCCTCGGCGAAGTCGACCTGGCAGAAACGACCGACCTGACCTGCGCAAAAGAAATGATACTTTCCGCGGACGGCCGGACGAAGTACATCGTGACGCAATACTTCATCCCGGAGAGCAAGCTCGATCCGGAGAACGACGATCACAACGCCGGCGCGAAATACAAGGAATGGGCGAAAGACGGTTATATCACCGTATGCGAAGGAAACGAGACGGATCTGACGCAGGTCGCCGCATGGTTCTACAAGATGCAGAAGGAGCACGGAATCAAGCTCCTGAAATGCGGATATGACCAGCGGTTCAGCCGTGAGTTTTTGACCGCAATGGAAGAATATGGCTGGTCCGCAAAATACGGCGACGTCGAAATGATCCTGCAGAACGCGCAGACGCTGAACAACGCAATCAACCTGACAGAGGCGGAGTTCCGGAGCCGGAATATCAACTACAACGAAAACCCGGTAGACCGCTGGTGCTTTTCAAATGCCTGCCTGAAGCTGAACGATCAGAGACAGGCGCTCGTCATTAAACCGAGCAACGACAAAAAAATCGACGGAGCTGTCACGCTTGTTTCGCTTTTCGAGCTTTTCCGAAGACACAAGAGCGAGCTGCGCGGCCTTGCAGAGAGAAACAAAACAGGAGGACAAAAAGACAATGGGAATCCTTGACATATTCCGGCGCGGACCGAAAAACAAGAAGCAGGTCATGACGCTGAGTGGCTGGTCAGCCTTTTACTCGCAATTCGGCTCCGACATTTACGCGAGCGACGTCGTGCAGCAGGCTATCAAATGTATCGTCGACGAGATGAAGAAGCTCCGGCCGACACACATCATCGAGAAAGGCGCCGATCCGGTCCCGGTAAAAGGAAGCAAGCTGCAGCGGATCCTCGACGGACCGAATCCGACCATGACCACGGCCGAGTTCGTCGAAAAAGTGACATGGCTGCTATTGCTTAATTACAACGCATTTATCATCCCGACATATTATGTATGGACGGATCCGAAGACCGGAGAAGAGCGAAGACAGTATGAAGCGCTGTACCCGATTCAGCCGCTGACGGTCGACTTCATAGAAGACGCGACAGGCCGCCTGTTTGTAACCTTCGCATTTCCGAACGGCTACACGACGACAGTCGACTACAAGGACGTAATCCATCTGAAATATAATTTCTCCGTTTCCGACTTCATGGGCGGAGACTACGCAGGACAGCCTGACCACAAGGCAATCCTGAAGACCTTGCAGCTCAATCATGACCTGCTGCAGGGAGTGGCCAAGGCATTAAAAGCAAGCTATGCAGTCAACGGCGTCGTTCAGTACAACACAGTGACTGACGATGGGACAATTGATAAGAACCTCAAGGAGTTTCAGGCAAAGCTCGATAACAACGAAAGCGGCCTGCTTCCCCTTGACATGAAAGCGTCATACACACCAATCGAGCATAAGGGCGACCTGGTCGACGAAAAGACGCTGGAATTCATCGACGAGAAGATCCTCCGGAACTGGGGCGTCCCGTTGAACATCCTCACCGGAGACTACACGAAAGACCAGTATGAGGCGTTTTATCAGAAGACACTCGAACCGTTGATCATTTCTTACAGCCAGGCATTTTCGAAGACGCTGTTCACGCAGCGCGAAAAAGGATTCGGAAATAAAATCGTCTTTTATCCGAAGGCGCTGATTTTCCTCTCTACGAGCCAAACACTCGAAGCTATAAACGCGCTGGCGCCGACCGGGGCAATGTTCGAAAACGAAAAAAGAGTCGCCCTCGGAATGCGGCCGCTTCCGGAGCTTGAAGGAAAGCGCTACATGAGCCTGAACTGGATCGACGCAAACGACGCGAGCCGCTATCAAACCGGCGAAAACGAAAACGTCGAAGTCGTAGACGAAGAAAAAGATGACATCTAACAGGAGGACAAGAAAATGAACAAAGAGAAGCTGGCGGAGCACCGGAGCTATATCTGCGAAGTCAGAGCAGAGAGCGACGCGGAAAGAAAATCCGAAAGCATTATCACCGGCCGCCCGATCGTTTTCAATCAGCGGACCGACCTCGGATGGTTCGACGAAGAGATCGCACCTGGAGCCCTGGACAACACGGATCTGACAGACGTCCGGTTCCTTGTGAACCACGACCTGAGCAAGATCCCGCTGGCAAGAAGCCGGAACAACAACATGAAGAGCACCATGCAGCTCGAAAAGAACGACAACGGACTCGACATCACGGCCAGGATCGACATCGAGGCGAACGCAGACGCCCGGGCCCTTGACTCGGCAGTCCGCCGCGGAGACATCTCCGGCATGAGTTTTATGTTCTTCATTGACGCAGACGAGTGGGAAAACCTCGAGAGCGATCACCCGCTGCGCCGTATTACAAGTATTTCCCGCGTCGTGGAAGTGTCCGCCGTGACATTTCCCGCATATAACGCGACCGAAATATATGCTAATCGAAGCAATGAGGCGCTGGAGAGCGCCCGGCAGACACTGGAGAGTGCGCGCGCGCAGAGAGCAGCGAAACCCGCGACCGAAACTCCGGCCGCAAACGACCTCGAGCTGGCAAAAGCCAAGCTTGAATTCACAAAATTATCAGGAGGACAAAACAAATGAGAAAGCTGTTGGAAAAGAGACTGGCTGCTATTGCAGCACAGATCACCGACATCACCGCACGCGCAGAAGCGTCCAATGACGCCGCTGAAGTTCGCGATTTGACCGGCAAGCTTGCCGCCCTCAAGTCCGAAGAGCAGGAAATCCGCGCTGCTCTTGCAAACCTGGATTCTGAGCCCCAGACGCCCCCGGCTAATGCTACGCTGGTAAACGCCGGCGCTCAGTCCTTTACTGCACCGTCCGCACAGAGAGGCGGAGTCAACACCGAATCCCTGGAGTATCGTGAGGCTTTCCGTGCTTATGTATGCCACGGAACCCCGATTCCCGCAGAGCTTCGCGCAGAGCTTCGCGCAGGCAATGCGAACAGCACCGCAGACACCGGCGCAGCAATCCCGATGACCGTCATGAACGAAGTCATCAACACCGTCCGCAAGCGCTATGGCAACATTTACAGCAAGGTTAAGAAGACGAGCGTGCCCGGCGGCGTTAAGATCCCGATCGGATCCCTTCAGGCATCCTTCAGATGGATCAATGAAAGCACCGTTTCGCCTCGTCAGAAGGTCGGCCCTCTCGGCAACGTTATGTTTGCAGCAAACGTCGGCGAAATTCGCATCGCCACGACCTGGCTTGCAAACATCCTCACGCTTTCCGCTTTTGAGGCAAAGCTGAGCGAAATCATCGCTGTTGCATACCTTCAGGCTATGGACGAGGCAATCGTTGCCGGTTCCGGCGACGGAGCTCCGCTCGGCATTCTGAACGATGCGAGAGTAACGAACAACGTGACCATGACCGCTGCAAAGATGAACAACTGGAAGAACTGGAGAACGGACTTCTTCGCAAAGCTTCCTCTCGGCTACAGAGCCGGCGAGTTCATCTTCGCGAGCTCCACCGTCGAGAGCTACCTGCAGACCATGTCCGACGACAACAACAACCCTGTCTTTTATCAGGCTACCGGTCTTGTTGTTGAGGACGGCGACGCTGCAGAGCCTCGGGGCCGCTTCTTCGGCCGTGAAATTTCCCTCGTTGAGCCCGACATTCTTCCGGACTTCGACACCGCAAGCGCCGGCGATGTAATCGGCATCTACTGGCAGCCGGAAGAGTACATGATCAACGAGAACTTCGGCTTCGCAATTCGCCGTTACTTTGACGAAGAGACGAACGAGTGGGTGGACAAGGCCCTCACCGTTGTAGACGGTAAGGTCGTAAATCCGGCCGGAATCTGGCTTATTAAGAAGGGCTAAACCGAAAGAAGGAGGCAATCGCCATGACAAACGCAGAAGCACTGAGCCTCGTATATGTTGCGCTCGGCGGAGAAGCTGCAGATGTTGCAGGAAAAACGAATGCTGACATTATCGCGGCAATCGCCACGAAGGTCGGCGACGTTGTAACCGCAGCGACCACGCCCGAGCTCCCGAAAGTAACGTCTTCCAACAACGGCCAGGTTCTGACCGTTGACGGAGGCAAGTGGAAGGCGAAAGAACTTCCCACAACCTGACAGAAACTAACAGGAGGACAAATCAATGATCAATGACAAGAGAATCGTTCCCGTAACGAAAGTCGATCTTTTGACTCTCTACGGCAACATCATGAAGCTTGCAGGCACGACCGTCGCAGCCGTTCAGGCATCTCAGCCCGGCGTGTTCGTCGTTTCGTCCGGCAGCGGCAACGTGATCGCAGCTGAGCCAATCAAGTCTTTCGACTTTGCATCCGGCGTCAGCTCCATGACGGTTTATTTTGTGCCGGCCTTCGATTTTGAAGGCTTCAAGGTCGCAGGAACCGCCGTCGAGGCAACCGGTTCCGTCGATGCAGACGGAGCAACGCTTTACACGGCAACCCTTTCCAGCGGAGCCGTAACGATCGCAAAGGTCGGATTCTAAGCAATAACAAACAGGAGGCGACACCATGAGTGAATCAGTAAACACGACGCCGGAGCAGCAGCTTCTCGCCGACGTAAAGGCGGCATTGAACATCGGCGGAACCTACCAGGACGCAGCGCTCCAGCAGTATATCGCAGAAGTCAAAGCATTCCTGGCTGACGCCGGAGTGAAGGCGGACAAGATGACGCCCGGTCTGATTGCTCGAGGTGTCGCCGATCTGTGGGCATACGGAGCAGGAGACGGAACGCTGTCCGACTACTTTATGAAGCGAGCCATTCAGGCGGCGCTGCATAGTTAGGAGGGCGGCATGTATAAGCCTCATACTCCATACAACGTGCCCTTTCGCATTTTGACGCCGACGGTTTCCGTCGAAAAAGGGAACCGGGAAAAGAGCTTCTCGGAGTCGGAAACGACGTTTTTCTGCTCGTTCCGGACGTTCGGCGGCTCTGAATCGACGGTCAACGGAGTTTATTCCGTCGTCGATACCGCAACTCTTGAGACCTGGTACACGCCGGAACTCACAGCTAACGTTCGGATCCGGATCCTTCCGACGGACGGCAGCAGTGAGACCGGAGACGTGTATGAAGTCATGGGGACTCCGGAAAACATCGAAATGCGCAATCAATATCTTTTGTGCAAGGTCAAGAAGATCACCGGAGGCGCATAATGGGAAAAAAGTTCGGATTAAATTTTGACGGGGTGTCGGAGCTTTCCGAAAAGCTCGAGGCTCTCGGAGGCGACATAAAACAGGTCGCGGAACAGGCGCTCGAGTTTATCCCGGGAGACGTTAATCCGAAGCTCCACGCAGCCATGCAGAAACACAGAGGACACGGAGTCACCGAAAAGTCCATCGTCGAAGGGCAGAAGGTCACATGGACCGGAAACATCGCCAGCATTGACGTCGGCTTCGACTTGAAGAAAGGCGGAATGCCCTCAATATTCCTGATGTACGGAACCCCGAGGCACGCGCCCGGGAATCAATACGGCGGGCCGGTTCGTCCCGACGCCCAGGAACACCCCGGAATAAAGGCAGACACCGAGCTCTTTAATGCAATTTATGGCAGCAAAACGCAGAAGGACATCGCGGCCAAGCAACAAAAGATTTTCAATCAAGCAATACAGGAACTGATGAAATAGGAGGACGGAATGGAAGACAAGCTGATCGAAATAATGACCGCTGTTTTGTTAGAAGCAGGCATCATCACAGCTGCGACACCGGCCGAGGAAGTCCCAATCTTCAGACAGGGCTCGCTCGGCGAAGACGACAAATATCCGGACACTTTTCTGACGTTCTGGAACAGCGCAGATTCGGAACTCACGGCATACTCAAACGAGACGGCCACGGTCGTCTGGCGTTTTGACGCTAATGTGTATTCGACAAGCGCGGCGACGGCTTACAGCCTCGCAGGAAGCCTGAGAGCCGCCCTGAAAGCGGCTGGATGGCAGACACCGGACCGGGGACACGACGTCGGCAGTGACGAACCCACGCACGTCGGCAGAGGAATCTCGGTCACATATATCGAAACTTTACAAGGAGGACAAAGCAATGCCTGAGCAGCAGGTTTTTGAATTCAGAGGTGTGGACAACCTTTACTATGCCCGCATTCTTCAGGATGACGCCGCCGGCTTTTTGTGCGAAACGCCGAAGCGCCTCTCTCCCGTTGCCGAGATCGCTAAGTCGACAGACAGCAGCAATGAGGCGCACTATTACGACAATAAGCCGCTGATCGTTGTCGCCAGCGAAAGCGCCGACACCATCACGATCACCATGGCGCCTCCGGAGCTCGCAACTCTTGCAGACATCACCGGCAAGGGCTGGGATCCGGCAACCGGCATGATGATTGACGGTCCGAGAGACAATGCATACTTCGCCATCATGTACCGCACGAAGGGAACTGATGGTCATTATCGCTACGTTTCCCGCCTTAAAGGAACGTTTAACATTCCCGAGGAAGACAACCAGACGGAGAACGACGGAACTGATACCACGAATACGCAGATCGTATTCACCGGCATCATGACAGAGCACGAGTTCGCGAAGGGCGTATATGCGGACGGTCAGTGGAAGAGCGGATCCGCGAAGGGCGTTGTCGTTGACGAGCGCTATGGGCTCGCCGATCTTGACAGCTTCTTCGAGGCGATTCAGACGCCCGACAGCATTCAGCCGAGCACCGCAAAGCATGTGACCGGAGTCACGCTCGATCAGAGCACCCTCTCGCTCACCGCTGGCGGAGCAAGCGCAACACTGGTGGCAACCATCGCACCGTCTGACGCTGACAACCTGAACATCAACTGGTCCACGAGTAACGCCAACGTCGCAATCGTTGACGGAGTCGGAAAAGTGACTCCGCTCGCCGAGGGCGAAGCCGTTATCACGGTAACGACCGTCGATGGAGGAAAGACCGCAACATGCACCGTCACTGTGGCGGCAGAATAAACGCTGGTTTTTCTCAATATTTACCCCAAACGGAGCGCGGCGGTCATTGTGCCGCCGCGTTTTCCAATAATCGAAACGAAACGGAGAATTGAAAAATGGGAATCTTAAAACTGAACATCTACAAAGAAGACAACAAGAACGAAATCGAAAAGACGTTTACTGCGGAAGGCTACGACCTCATGCTCGGCACCCTGCAGGACATTATGGCAATAATTGATATCGACAAGATCAACAGCGGAAACGAGACCGAGCTCGCAAAGATGGCGGTCCGGGGATTCAACCAGATCGCGCCGATCCTTCGCGACGTTTTCCCGGAAGTAACCACGGAAGAACTCCGGAGAACGAAGACAAAGGAGCTCGTGCCGCTTTTCGTTGCGCTTGCGAAGGAAGCAATCGGAACCCTGGCTCCGTTGAAGCAGCAGGGAAACTGAACACGGCCGGCATTCCGGACAACCGGCCGACAAAAGTCATTCTCTACGAAATGATTTTTACTCTTTGCGAACGGTTCCCGGGAGTGTCGCCCTTTACGCTACGGAGGGAGCGCGCCCGGGAATTTTTCGAGGTTTACGTCGGAGCCGCCCGCTACTTAAAAGCGGAGGCAAAGAGAAAGAGCAAAAAGCAGGTGATCCGGAAGCCTGCTGGGGACTCATGGTTTTAACGCAGGAGGCGCAACATGCCGGACACTACTGTCACCACAAAATTTAAGGCGGACATATCCGACCTGAAGAAAAACATCCAGGAAGCGAATCGGAACATAAAGCTCGCTAATGCGGAGTTTAAGGCTGCATCGAGCGCTATGGACTACATGGCCGACAGCGCAGACGGAATCCAAAAGAAGCTGGACCAGTTAAACAAGGTCTACAAGGCGCAGAACACCATCCTCGACGCCTACAAGAAAGAGCTGGAGCAGGTCGTCGCGGAACAGGGCGAAAATTCCGCAGCAGCTGACAACCTGCGGATCAAGATTGCAAACCAGCAGGCAGCAGTCAACAAGACGGCCGGAGAGCTTGCGACCTACAATCAGAAGCTCGATGACGTCAACAGCGGCATGGCGGGCACCGAGAAGGCCGCAGACGGCCTCGGGGACGCGCTGAAGGACGCAGGAAAGGACGCAGAGACCGCGAACGAAGGATTCACGGTCCTGAAGGGCGTTCTCGCCGATCTTGCGGCTACAGCGATTAAAGAGCTTATTTCCGGACTGAAAGACCTCGGAAAAGCCGCAATGGACGCCTGGGAAGACTTCGACTCCGGCATGGACACAATCATCAAGGCAACCGGAGCAACGGGAGAAGCTGCGAAAGCCCTCGAAGGGAGCTATGCAAACGTCTCGAAGCGGATCGTCGCCGACAGTAACGACATCGGAGCCGCAATAGGCGAAATAAACACCCGTTTCGGCTATACCGGGCAGGAGCTCGAAGACACGACCGTCGCATTCCTTAAATTCGCGGAAGTGACCGGAGCCGACGCAACGCAGTCCGTGAAGGACATCAGCCGCGCAATGGTGGCAGCAGGCATGGACACAAAGGACTATCAGAAAGGCC